ACCCTATATACCGTGTTGGTTACAACATGCGCACTTATGTTTGGGTTCGTGATGGTGGCTCGGAGCAGGCCACATTGATGCGTGACCAATTGACTACCGTCGTTCGTTCTGCGCTGCTTGACCGGCCGTGCATGAAGGCAACTGACCCTCGTAAAACATTTATGGCGATGATTGACGAGGGCACGCTACGAGAAGAATTTTCTGACTTGACATTACTTAAAGGTGATCGCGTTTTGGCCGGATCTTATTTGTCGTATCAAATGCACATCAACGAAATCGTTGCGCGTGAGGACATCGGCCATGTTTCGGAAATCGAAATCACCACCACATACCCGGATGAACAAGGAAATCTCGAATCATGAGCGAATGCAGATGCAGAGTTTTGAAGAATGGTGTGCCCGACGTGCTTGGATTCGGTATTGACGCCTCTGGAATGGTGGCTGTAAAAAACGTTTCTGCGAACGTTTTGGAAATCTGCGATGCCGGTCACAAGGTCGAACCCGGGCAGGTCATTTTGGCCGACCCGGCACTGCCGCTAGTCGTTTCTAACCGCAAAGGAAAACGCTTGATCCTGAAGGCTGAGTTCAACTCAAAGGGTCAAATTTCCAAGAGCAAATAAGGTATACTGAGCACATGGCAACGAAGTTTTTCCAGATTTGTGACCGCGCGGCGGCCAACCATGCCAAGACAGATGGCAAGGTTGGATTCCAGAACGTGTCGCTGCATTCGCAGCAGGTTACCGAGCAGGGTAATCGCATCGGGCCACAGGAGCACGGGATCGTCGACAAGGTCGATTCGGTGTTGCAATCGCTCATTGATAACGGTGTTTGTGTTGTCAATGAGGTCGAAGTTGTTCCGCCTCCCAAAAAGGCGAAAGCAAAGGCGTCAGAACCCGCTCCGGAAGAGGAGCCAGCAACCGAGGAACCTGCTGCGGAAATTTCCGTGGAAGAGCCGGATGCTGCAGCGTCAGATGGGGATGGGTCTGATACCCTATAAGGAGCAGTTGCAATTGCTTGAAGAGATTCTCTGTACAATTGACAGAGGGTTTCGGAGAGTCAGCAGACTTAGAAGAGGAAGAGTCCTATGCCGGGAGTCGTAATTTCAACAGCAGTTCGTACGGGCCCCACTGGGACCACGGTCCGCGAGTCTTCGCAGGCCTTCTTCGTCGGAATGGCCGAGCGCGGCCCACACGACGTCGCTACGAGAATCCGCAGCATGGAGGAGTTCGAGGCCGCCTACGGTGGCTACCAGTCGTACTCCTACCTGTATGACACGGTGGACGTCTTCTTCGAAGAGGGCGGAACCCAGTGCTATGTCGCTCGTGTCGTCGGACCGAACGCAACCGAAGGTTCAGAAACCCTCGTCAACGACGCTGGTGACAACGCAATCACGCTGACCGCGAACGGTCCGGGTGCATGGAGCGCAAACGTTGAGGTTGAGGTTGTGGCCGGAATTGCTGCCGGTTCCCGTCGCCTCAAGTTGTACTACGACGGCGCTCAGGTGTTCGACACCGATGACTGCAGCACCGTCGAGCAGATGGCAGGCCGGATCAACTCCAGCAGCCTCGCCAACCGTTACGTGAGCGCCACGGTTGTGACCGCTTCTGTGCTTCCGTCGGTCACGGCGGCTCCAATTCCGACTCTGTCGGCTGGTGATGATGACCGTGCGGCTATCACTGACACTGAGCATGCGACCGCCCTTGCGCTGTTCTCCGATGCTCTTGGCACTGGGGTTGTTGCTAACGCCGACAGCACCTCGGCCACTGTCCGAGACGGGCTGATCGCTCACGCGAACACCTACAACCGGATTGCTTTCGTGTGCGCCCCTCTTGCGACGACCGCGACTGATGCCGCTACGGCTGGACGTACCGTCGCTGCCAACACGGCAAGCGCCGAGCATGGCGCGATGTACTTCCCGTGGGTGCACCGCCCCACCGCGATTCCCGGTGTCAACCGTGCGATCCCGCCTTTGGGTTACGCCGCTGGCGCTCGTGCCCGCGCCCACAATCAGGTCGGCGCTGCTCAGCCCGGTGCCGGAATCGTCTCGAACGCCCGTTTCATCAACGGCGTCGAATTTGACCTCGACAAGGCGGCCGGCGATGCGCTGGATGCCGCTCACGTCAACGCCATCCGCACGATCAACAACACGATCCGCATCTACGGTGCGCGGTCGCTGTCCGCTGACACTGCGAACTTCCGCTACTACACCGGTCAGGACATCGTCAACCACGTGGTTGTCGAGGCCAACCGGTCACTTGAGGATCTTCTGTTCAGCGTCATCGACGGACGAAACAACATTTTTGCCAGCGTTGAAGCCAAACTGATCGCCATTCTTGAGCCGCTCCGCGTCTCTGGCGCTCTGTATGAGGCTTTTGACGAGAATGGCAAGCGGATCGACTACGGGTACACGGTGAAGTGCGACGCTTCACTGAACCCGACCACGCAACTTGCTGACGGCCTCATCAAGGCCAAGGTCGGTATGCGTGTGTCGAGCGTCGGCGACAAGATCGAAGTCGACATCGTAAAGAGCAACTTGACCGCCTCGGTTGTCTGACCAAGGGAGAATGACAGATGGCCAAAACTTCACAGCGACAGATTCTCGCCGACATCGCGCCGGTTGACACCAACCACCCCAAGTGGGAGGGTTTCCGCTTCGCGCAGGTGTCGGGTGGCGAGATCACCGCGTCCGTCGAAAAAATCTATGAGGGTGGTGCCAAGTTCCCGACGGTTCTGTGCGCCCCCTTCGAGATTGGCGACATCACGCTTACCGCCCACTACGACGACGATTTCACCGAGAGTGACGGCGCTGCCGGTCTCGCTCGCAAGATCGCCCAGTTGCGACCGCTCGTCGGTCAGGCGTACTACAACGTGAACGTCAAGACGTACGACTGCGACATCGAGGTCATCGGCACTGACCGTGTGTACCCGAACGCGCTTTTGGTGGGGATCACCGAGCCCGAGGGTGACTCGTCTTCGGGTGCTCCGGCGACCTTCGCTCTCACTTTCGCGATTCAGAACGTCAACTCGGCAACCTGATCGCTCGTTTCGAGCGGCCATTGAGCCGTTCGTTCTAGGGGCCTCATTCCGTTTTCCTCCTGACGGGATGAGGCCCCTCTATTTACCCCCACTTCCGCCATTTGGCCTGTGTTTGTGCTACGTTTCGCGGTATGCCTGAACTCTACGAAACTGATGATGACAAGCCGACTGCTGCGCCTGCCACTCCGCTGGCTGCTGCGATGCCGGAGGAAAGCCCGCTTCAGCGTTTGCGTAAAACCATTTCCGCGAAGGTTGAGCGTCCGCTGGTCCTTTTGGAGGTCCCAGACCGTCCAGATGTGTGCCTGAGGATCAGCCCGAACATCTCGCAGAAAGCGATGAAGTCGTGGCGCAAGAACGCTGGCGAAGACACCAAAAAGGGCTTGGATCCGACGATTTTCGCCTCTTACGTGATCGGCCACACTACTGTTGGTATCGAAATCGACGGTGAAGAAGTGTTTGATGATGACGGTCACTCGCTGAACTTCGCTTCTGCCGACATTTTGCAGTCAACTGGCACTACGCGGCCGGTCCCTGACGCTGTTTTGGCGTTTTTTAACACCGATCCGCATGTCGAGTCTGCTGCTCTCGCTATTTTGGAGGCTGCAGGGTACGGCGAGACCGTTGATACGGTGGACCCTACGAAGAACTCCTAGACGAACTAGCCGACGACAACCATGTCAAGTCGGCAGCAAGACTAGGAGAATTGTGGGGGACCAACCCTCTGGACCTTTTATCACTTGATGATGATGACTGGTTGGTATTACTAGCATGTGCTAAAGTGGTAGAACGGGATCGCGAGGAGCAGGAACGTCGCAGAAACCAGAATAGATCGTAGGACGGACCCTGATGGCAGATGCAAATCTTTTAGTTCGCATCAGAGCCTCGGGCGAACGAAATCTTGTACAGGTTAGGCGACAACTTGACCGCATCACCGCATCTGCAACTGCCGCCGGTTTAGCACTAAAAGCGTTTTCGCGTGGTTATGCCGACGACCTGAAATCTCGTCTCTCCAAGACAGAGAATCGGTGGAAAAAGCATTTTGACGAACTTGACGGCATGGTCCGCATGTTCGGAAAAATCACCCTTCGTGGTCTAAGTCTTGCCCTGAAGGCTACGGCTGCCGAGTTCGCCCTAGTAGGCGCCTCAATGGTTGCTGTACATGGCTTATTTGCCGCAGGGCAACAGATAATGCGTGGCTACCATGCGTTCCTCAACGTTGTCGCTGCTGGCGCGGCTGCTGCCGCTGTTGCTATTGCTGGTGTTGCGGCTGCCCTTCGCGAGCAAAACGCGGCGATGTTCGCCTACAAGGCTTCTGGATATAGCCAGTTCGGAAACAACCTCAATCAGGTCCGCGTCATCATGCGTGGTCTGGAGCGTGATTCACGCTTGGCTTCGGTCGGAGTCGAGAATCTACAGGCTGCTTATGCTGCCGTTTCTCAGCGCTCAACGTTTACGCAAGGCTCCCGAGGTCTTCTTCGTGGGTTGATGGACTTCGCTTCGGCTGGTCAGCCCATTGAAGACGGGGTTAAGGCAGCCGGTGAACTTATCGGCGTGTTGCAAGATCCGAAAGCGTCGTTTGCGGAGGTTACGAAAGCCGCTGAGGCGTTGGGCCCATCGATGAAGAAAGCCTTG